CAGTATCTCTACAAGTTGTAGGAATTCCAACAGAAGACCTAACAGCTTAACAACAACCAAAGAACAGGGGCACACAAATGCTTAAATTAAAAATACGTTGGGAATTAGAAACAGGTGAAGTTTATGAAGAATGGACTAGACCTAATGAACTTGCCCAAGCAGAAAAAGACCTTTACAACAATAGGTCAATTATTAAAATTCTTACTGAAGAAAGCAGTCCAAGTAATCAACTTCTTTTATTCTTGGGTCACAAAATTCAACAACGTATCACAAAGAAAGTTGAAAGTATTGACACTTGGAAACCAAAAGTGGTCGATATTGCAGCTGTTGATTTTGAGACAGCAAATTTTACCAAGCCCGTTCAATCGGGCGAATAGCAGTCGAATTAGCGATAGCGACTGGAATAACACCCGACTATTGGCTCAATGCAGATCCAGATATTTGGGCTACAGCTATAGACGTATTAAACGAGCGCAATAATGGCTAAAGCAATTAGTCTTATCCCAGTTGATAGAGAATATAAAGGTTTACTTCGTGCGTTTGGAAAAATGGACGATATTGCAAAAAATGATATGAAAAAAATTGCACAAGATTTAGCCGAACGTGGCGCTGCTTATGCTGAAGGTTCTGCTGCACGCGCACCATATAACCCAAAACAAGCTGTTGCAGTTGCTCAATCTATTAAAGTTTCTAAATCAGATAAAGCACCTTCTTTTAGTATTGGTGGTCGTCAAAAAGTTGGTGCTAGTGCTTTTAGTGCTGGCTATGTAATAATGGGTTCAGAGTTTGGATCTAAACAGTACAAGCAGTTCCCTAGACGTTCACCTTCTCAGGGCAGAGGTAATCGTGGTTGGTGGTTGTATCCTGCTATGTCCAGATTCCAACCAACTATTGCAAGGGAATGGTTAGCAGGTTTTGAAAAAGTTAGAGACGCTTGGACAGGTAGAGTTTAATGGCTGATATTAGGACATTGAAGTTAGCCTTACTTGCTGACACAAAAAACTTTATTGACGGACTTGATAAAGCCGATAAAGAAACAAGAACTTTTACTAACAAACTTGATGACGCATTAAAGGCTGGTGCTGCTGCATTTTTGGCAGTTGGCGCAGCTGCTGGCGCTATGGCAGTCAAAATAGGTGTAGACGCTGTTAAAGCTGCTATAGAAGACGAAAAAGCCCAATTAAGCCTTGCCCAAACTTTACGTAACACAACTAAAGCCACAGACCAACAAGTTGCAGCCGTTGAAGATTACATTGACAAAACAGCCAGAGCCACAGGCATAACAGATGACCAATTACGTCCAAGCCTTGACAGACTTCTTAGATCAACAAATGATGTAACCAAAGCACAAAAACTGCAACAACTAGCCCTTGATATTGCTGCAGGCACAGGCAAAGACCTAGCCACAATCACAGAAGGCTTAGGCAAAGCATATGACGGCAACCTTGGTGCACTTAAACGACTTGGTGTATCACTTGATGATTCAATTATTAAATCTAAAGATTTTGATGCAGCTGTCAAAGTATTATCAGAAACTTTTGCTGGTCAAGCAGATATAGCAGCGAATTCTTTTGCTGGAAGAATGGCAAGAGTAAATATTGCCCTTGATGAATCCAAAGAACAAATTGGATTTGCTTTATTGCCTATTTTAGAAAGACTAGCAAAGTTTATTACAGATGACATTATCCCAGTTATAGAACAATTTGTTAATGGTTTAACTGGAGCAGGTAAGCAATCATTAACCAGAGCGTTTTATGATGTAGGAACAGGTGCAGTAACTTTTGGTTATGATTTAGATAATGCTAAAGGTTCAGCATATTTACTTGGTGAAGAAATAAGAATTGTTGCTCAAAAGGTTGGTGATTTTGTAGCACAATTATCAGGTGCAGCAAACGATAAAGGATTACAAAGTTTTCTAGACAAAATACTACAAATTATTGACGCTATTGAAACTGCTATCGGTGCATATAATCGTTTACCAGATATAGGCAAATTGCTTGTAAACCCAGCACCACAATTAGCAAGCCTAAGCCCAGCCGTTAAACAAGCAACAGGTTCAGTAACAAACATTTACAACAACGTTAAGGGTGCTATAGATCCTCAAGCCACAGCTAGAGCCATAGTTAAAGTTCAAACAACAGCAACAAAAACTACAGGTATTGCACCATTTATTCCAGGTAGGTAACTATGACTGTATATACACCAACCTACAGAGTTACTATTGCTGGAACTGTTCAAACTTCTACAACCCTTGAAGACGCAACTATTACTTATGGTCGTAATGATTTTTTTGAAGCAACCCAACCAAGTTACTGCAATCTAGAATTATTAAACCTTGACGGAACAAGTCCAGTAGTTAATTTATTAGACACAATAGTTATTGAAGTAACTGACACTTCTGGTACTTATGTAAAACTGTTCACAGGTGAAGTTTCAGGTGTATACAACAGATTTGCCGGGGCAGGCGCAGCTGGTAAACCTAACACTTTACAAATACAAGCCGTTGGCGCTCTTGGTCTTCTTGTTAAACGTTACGCAGGTTCTGTTGCCTATCCTGAAGAATTAGACGGCGCACGCATTACTCGTATTTTGGAAGAAACACTTTATACAGCTTGGGAAGATTTAAGTAACACATTAACTTGGGACGATATACCTGTTACAGAAACTTGGGCTAATTATGGTGTGCAAGGCATAGACACAATTGACGCAGGGCGTTACGAAATGCTTGCTAGATCAGCACAGGTAGAACAGGCTTACAATTTAACAGACGTTACACAACAATCAGGGTTAGGATATTTGTATGACACAACTGATTTCAAAATTGGTTACGCAGACGCAGAGCGAAGAAGCGAAAACTATGCAACTAATCTTATCGAACTTGACGCTGATCTTGTAAACGCAGATATTCAAACAAGACTACAAACAGCAGACATTGTTAATAGTGTGGTTATCCAATATGATGATCCAGTCTTAGAAGTAGCAGCACAAAACGATACGTCAATAAATACCTATGGTTTGTTGGAAGAAGTCAGATCTACAATACTTGCCCAAACAGCAGATGCCACAGAACAAGCTACAAATTTTGTTAATTACCGAGGAACACCTAAAGCCTCACTTGAAGAAGTTACTGTCAATCTTGCCCACTCAGATATGACAAATACTGTCAGGGACAACCTTTTGGGTGTTTCTATGGATACCCTTTTGTATTTGGACAATATCCCAGTAGGTCTTTTGCCTGAGGGATATTTTGAAGGATTTATAGAAGGCTGGACTTGGACACTAGGACGAAACAACTTAGAGTTAAGCATGTCTGTTTCCAACTCCATCTATAGCACCCTCTCAATTCAATGGGAAGACTACAACGCTGTTATTCAATGGCAGAACCTTGCTAACGATTATCGTTGGCTTGACGTTATTTAAGAAAAGGATAAACTAGACTCTATGCCTACAACTACCAATAATGGCTGGGATATTCCTGCCGATACCGATTTAGTCAAAAATGGTGCTTTAGCCATTCGTACTCTTGGTTCAGCAATTGACACTACAGTTGGCGTTTATCGTGCCCCAGGATTAGTTAAATTAAATACTACAAGTTTTAGTGCAGTTTCAAGTCAAGCAATATCAAATGTTTTTAGTTCTACTTATGACAATTACAAAGTTGAATTAGTAATCACAGCAAATAGTGCTGGACCAAACATACAATTAAGATTTAGAGATTCAGGTGGAGATGTAAGCACAGCACTTTATGGTTACAGAGTAAAAAACTTTAGTTCACTTGGTTCAGGTTCAGACGGAGACGTTCAAGGCAGAACACAAACTCTTGCTCTTTTAACTCCACAAGGTTTAGGCGATACTTATGGAACTACTTTAGACATTTTTTCACCTAATTTAGCAAGTAAAACAATGGGTGTAAATAATGGTGCAGTTGAGGCTGGTAATTATTATTTAGGTGCTTTTGCTTACAATGCAACAACACAATTTACAGGTCTAAGCATAATTTCAAGCACAGGAACAATAACTGGAAAGGTATCCGTTTATGGCTACGTCCTCTAAATCAGAAAAAATTATGATTGGTGTAGATGACCAAGTTATTGAATTAACTGGTGCAGATAAAGAAGCATTTCTTGCTGACAGAGAAGCAAACAATGTCGCATTTCAATTAGTTAAAGCCGAGCATAAAGCCAAACAAGATTCACGTGAAAGTGCTATCAAAAAGTTAGCAGAAATAGCAGGATTAACAAAAGATGAACTTAATGCAATCCTTTAACTACAAACAATTATCACTAGCTGCAATTGCTTTCTTAGCAGCATGGCAAGCAACAGACTTCGCCCTTGACTATCGTGCTGTATTAGGTGCTGTCGTAGCTGCTTCAATGGGAGCTATGAACCCTAATGCCAAAACCAAAACTAAGTAAAGCAGCTGAGCAATTACGCTCCGAAATAAATACCAAGTATCCTAATCGCGACAAACGTAGTGACGGCTGGATAGGCGACACAGCACACAACGCACGCAAATCAGATCACAACCCAGATAAACAAGGTTGGGTACGTGCTATAGATATTGACTCAGACCTTGTTAAAGGATCTAGTAAAGAGTCTTGGCTATTAGCCGAACAGATTAAGACAATTGCACTCAAAGGCGACAAAAGACTCAGTTACATTATTCACCAACACCGAATAGCCTCACCACGTCAAAACTGGGCATGGCGTGTTTACAAAGGGGCTAACCCTCACGTGTCACATTTGCATATATCCTTTACTGAGGCAGGCGACCTTAACGGAAAGGCATTTGGTATATGAGCAAACCTAAAGCAAAAAAACAAACTATTGAACTTCCAGACGTAATGGCTTCAGAGCTAGTGCGCATTATTAACACAGCTCATGAAGACGGCAAACTAATCACAGGCTTTGTAGCCATACTTGAAATGTTTGACGGCAAAAAGAAAACAATTAAAATAACCTCAAACGCTGACATGCCACAACACTCGGTATTTGGCATTATCAACTTTGCTGCAGAAAAATACCAATTTACTATTGCACCAGATGAAGATGATGACGACGATTTTTATGATCCGAACTGGTTTGACGGACAATGATAAATGAACTTATTGGAATTACTGGTCTTCTTATTACTGTTCTTGTTTTGGTTATTAAGGCAACTACAGAAATTATTAAAATGAAGTCGCAGTTGTTTCCTAATGGTGGTTCATCTTTGGCAGATAAAGTGACACGCCTACAACTTGAGGTATCGAAAATTTCAACAACTATTAGTAGTATTGAATCACAGTTAGGGAAGCCTAAACGAAAAACGAGGTAACTTGAAACGTTACGTAGTTATATCAGATTTACAATATCCTTTTATTAAGAAATCTTACGTTGAAGCCCTTTTAGATTATATAGATTACGTTAAACCAGACAAGTTACTTTGTGTTGGTGATGAACTTGACTGCCAAACTATCTCAACTTATGCACGTGGAACAGCCCTAGAATTTGAAGGCTCATTACAAAAGAATATATTTGGACTTAAAGGCTTACTCAAAGAATTCCGCTCGGCACTTGGACGCAGTAAGCCTTTTCTAATTCAACGAAGCAACCACACAATTCGCATTGAAAAATATGTGTCACGTCATGCACCAGCATTTGCAGTACTTGACGCAATTAAAATAGAAAACCTTTTAGGTTACAACGACAAAGACATTAACGTCACATACAACAGATCATTAACAGAAGTTGCCAAGAACGTAATTATGGGTCATGGTGACGAAGGTAGGCTTTATAATCATGCAGGACAAACAGCTCTTGGATTAGCTGTAAGAACAGGTAAGAACGTTATATGTGGTCATACTCATAGACAAGGTATTGCCTCAGCTTCTCATGGTTATGGTGGCAAACTTAATACCCTTTGGGGCGCTGAAGTTGGGCATCTTTGTGACCTTAATTCTTCTGGCATGAAATACATGAAAGAAGGACACGCTAACTGGCAAGCAGGCTTTGGCATACTTTACGAGCAAGACGGCATAGTTAAACCTGAACTTGTACCTTTCAACAAAGACGGCTCATTCATAGCCGAAGGTGAACTCTGGCGATAACGCCGTTACCAAATTGTTATAATTCAATGCTGTGTTTTAAGCCAACCTTGTTCTAATCTCGTTTCAACGAGAGGGGCAATACATGGAAAAAGAGTGGTATCCAATATCACATCTATTAGCACACGCTTATCACACTATGGACTACTACCACAGAACTAGGTGCATATTTGAGAAATGCGATTGTGAAAACAAGCTAGCGCAATTACAAGAATTCTACGGACTATTTATAGGGGTGAACTAAGTGGACTACCTAAAAGATTACATAGAAGTTAAAGATCGCATCAAATTATTTTATGACAAATACCCAGAAGGTTTGCTGTCATTTGATTACAGAGGCGTACTTGAAATTAACAACGAGACATACATTTACGGCAAAGCATTTGCTTACCCAGTAAGAGGCGAGTTGTATCATGCTGCTGGTTGGGCATGGGAACGTGTACCTGCTAAAGGGTTTGCGCGTGGTGCTGAAATGATGACCCTTGAAACAAGTGCTTGGGGTCGTGCTATTGCAGCTCTTGGTATTGCTGTCACTAAAGGTATTGCTAGCCGAGAGGAGATTCAACGTAACGTGAAGCCAGAAAATGACCCTTGGCAGACCCCACCAGATAGCCCTAGAAAGCCCGTAGAGGGCAAAATTAGCCAAGAAACCCCTGCACCTGTATCTGGACAAGGGCAAGGCTTAGAAACTGACAGATTTGGCAATTACAGGGTTGCTACAGAGAAGCAAATAAACTTCTTGCATAGCCTTTGTAAACGGATCTATACTGACTGGGATAAAGACAAGCTACTGAAATATCTGCAATTCCTAAGTAAGGAACAGGAGTTTGCCAAGTTAGAATTCGCCCCATACACCATTGTTAAAAACCAATTAGATAATCAAGAATTGTTGGCTGATAACCTTGGTGCTTGGTTAAGCGCTTCTAGACTTCCGTCATCTCACGAACAAAGTGAAATGGCACAAGCAGATTGGAAGACAGACCAATTTTAGAGATATTTTTATTAAACCCATACTTTAATGACGTTGAGCTACTACCAAGCGATTATCGGAAAATAGCCGTTTGTGAGTCGTCATTAAATCCAGAAGCTGTTAACAGAACAGGCAAATACAGGGGCTTGTTTCAGTTTGATAACAGATCGTGGGTGTATGTCGGGGGAACTGGTGACCCTGCGAGGGCGTCTGTGCGTGAACAACTCCTACGCGCACAGAAGCTCGTTAAAAAGCAAGGATTTGAGCGAGCCTTTCCTCAATGCGCTAAAAAGATGGGGGTCAAATAAGTGGAAGTATTTACAGCGTTTGTTGGTGTGTTTCTGGTGTTATTAGTGTTGTTTATGAAACAATAAGACCAGAGAGGGGGGCAGATGAAACCACAAGACGTATACAGGCTTGAGCAAGTCTTACGACTGTCAATTTCACAAGACTTACTCAGCAAGCAATCAAACTTCCAAAGCAAAGAAGATATGGAAGAAGCAAGAAAGATAGTAGAAAAAAAACACTAAGTCAAGACAGGGGCATTAAATGGGAACACCATTAGGTAGAGAAGCTGTTATTAGTTTGTTAATAGGTGGAATTCTTACGCTTGGTATAATGCAGATTTGGGAGTGGGTGAAAGCGTATGTTAGATCTAATATCAAGGTGCGTTAGTTGTGGTGGTTGGTGTTATGCAGCTAGTTACTGCAAGACATGCATGCAAAGGATTAAATAATGGCTACATATGTTTGGTGTAAAGTGTGTCATCAAATGATTGCTAAAGAGTTATTGCATGAAGATTGTGAACCTAAAGTACCTGTGACATCATCAAAAGTTAAAAAACAAATGGGTATTAAAAATGGGTGAAACAATATATTTGCATTACCACTATGATTACGACAATAGCAAAGAATGGATTTGCAAAGACGCTAAATGTTATCAAAAGCGTTTAGAAGATAAGAAAAAGTTAGAAGCTTATCAAGAGCTTGTAGATCGTGATTTGCAACGTAAAGAAGATTTAATGCGTATAGAAGATTCATTACAAGACCCACGCATTGACGACTATAGATAACTACTGATATAAGTATCACCTTGGTCGCTCACGCCAAGTCTAAAGTAAAGGTTGAGGGTTGGTTGATAGCCAATTTAATGGCCGTTAGAGGGTCTTAATCACCTATGCCTAATCTGCATAGCGTGTAACAAATACGAGAAGTTACGACATTACAAGCTGCTATTAACGAGTCTCCTAGTAGCACTAACAAGTTTGTGATGATATGGCGAGACTAAGCCGAATAACAAATAAGGCTTCCGTTCGATAACCCGAAACCGCAGGGGTTCAATTAGAGAATGGTTCTATCACTAAGCCGTTCTCTGCCCTTCAACACACAAGGGTTCTTAACATATATAATGAACAACGTATGAATAAGATTAAACGTAATGGATCAACATCACGCTGGAGAAAGATTAGAGTTGCAATACTCAGACGAGACAACCACACCTGCTACTACTGCGGAATACCTAGCGCAACTACAGTCGATCATCTCACACCCGTCGAGCAAGGCGGCGACGATAACTTCAATAACCTCGTTAGTGCTTGCAAGAACTGCAACTACAGTAAAGGCAATCGAACAGAAGAACAATACATTAAAGACAGAAACAAAAAACACAGGAGCAAAATGAAGAACAATAACCGATTTTTTGAATCAGGTAAGACACCACCGACCCCTGCTATGTTTTTCTCCCCAAAAGGGCTTAAAAGTCCGTTTGAAAAGCCAAAGGTAAACTAAATGGGCTTAAGAGAAGAAAAACAGCGCATATTGCCAGCACTTGATAAGGCAACTGAAGAAGCTAAGCGTCAGGGCATAATCACAGAGCTAGATCTTGCAGGAATTGCAGTTTTGTTTTCAATCGCAGGTGTTTTGGATTCAGGTTTATTAAAACCTATGGAAGAAATCAAATACTTATCACAGTTACAGTCAGGGTTAGACAAGTATGGTCTCAGCTTGTTTGGTCGTAAAGAAAAACCAGAGCTTGAAGCAGGTGAAGACCCACTTGACGATCTTAGGAAACTCACACCCGAGAATTCAGACCACTCCACTAGTTCTCCCAACTAGAGGCAACGAGGTCGCAGAGTTTGCGCGACAAATTGAAATGCCTTTGCTTGATTGGCAAGAGTATCTGATTAACGAAGCGTCAAAGATTAAACCTGACAAGACTTGGGCTTACAAAAACGTGCTAGCAATAGCAGCCCGGCAAAATGGTAAAACACATTTACTAAGAATGAGAATCTTGGCAGGGCTTTATTTATGGGATGAAGAACTACAAATAGCCTCAGCTCAGACAAGAGATCTTAGTCTCGAAACTTTCAAAAAAGTCGTTGAAGTAATAGATAACTATGACTGGTTGCGTAAAAAAGTTAAACACGTAACAAGGGCAAACGGACGCGAAGAAGTAATGTTAAAAAATGGCATGCGTTACAAAATCGTAGCATCTAACTCAGGTGGAGCAAGAGGTTTATCTTCAGATCTTGTAATACTTGATGAGCTTAGACAACAAAAAACCTATGATGCTTACTCAGCTCTTGTGTTTACCATGAACGCCAGACCTAACTCACAGTTCTGGGGTATCAGTAACGCAGGCGACCATTACTCACTTGTACTAAACGCCATGAGACAACGAGCATTAGACAAAATAGAAAAAGACTTAGACGACCCTTTGTGTTTCATGGAATGGTCAGCATCACCACATAGAAAACTAAGTGACATTGAAGGTTGGAAAGAAGCAAACCCAGCACTAGGCAGAACAATTTCAGTAGATGCAATCAAAGCAAGATTAAGTGACCCACCCGAAATCTTTCAAACAGAAGTTTTATGCCAATGGGTTGAAACAATGAACAGCGCATGGGAACAAGGCGCATGGAATTCTTGTATGCAACCAAACCTAGCATTAAAGCCAGACAGACCTACTTGGCTTGGTGTTGAAATAAGTCCAGAACGTAACTCCTGGGCTTTAACAGGTTCACAAATACTTGAAGACAAATCTATAGCTGTAGGTCTAATGGAATTCCAGGAACAAGACTCACCAATAGATGATCTATTTATTGCTGGACGTATTGCTGAATGGGCAAAGCATTACAACGCAGAAGAAGTTATAGCAAACAGGTTTACAGGTGACTCAGTAGTAGCCAAACTTAAACAAGCAGGCATAAACGCAAACGTAATTAAAGGCTCAGACTATTACACAAATTGTGATCAAGTGCTTAGTGCTATGTCAGGTGGTCGCCTTGCTCATTCAAACCAACCTGAACTATCGTCAAGTGTTAATAGTTGCATAAAGAAATCTAATGACACAGGTGCTTGGTATGTAATGAGACGCAAACCTTCAACAGCTGCAATAAGTATGATTCTGGCAGTAGGTAAAGCAGAACAATACGGCTCAAGGGCGCAAAACCAAGACATTGTAGTTGCTTAGGTGCTTGACTTACATAACGATTTGGTAAAGAATTAGAAGTTATGGGCTTCTTTCAAAATCTTCTTGGTGTAACACCAAATGAGGACGTAAACAAAGTAGATGCCGCTGTTGCGCCTTACAATTACCAAGCCGTAGCCCAACCATTTGATTTCTTTGGCACAACTTCAATAACCAGAGCACAAGCTATGCAAGTACCAGCAGTTGCAAGAGCCAGAAACATTATGTGTGCAACTATTGGTTCATTACCTTTAGAAGTTCGACGCGAATCAAACAACTCACGCGTTCCAACCCCACCATTTATCAGACAACCTGATCCACGCATGACAGCACAAGCTGTATATACATTTTTAGCAGAAGATTTGTTATTTACAGGTCAAGGTTATTTAAGAATTATGGAACTTGGCGCAGACAACAGACCTTTAAGCGCTGAATGGATTTCAGTATCAAGAGTTACAAGAGAATTAGATTTTACTGGCTTAAATAGCAATCAAGGTTACAACGTTACAGGTTATTCAGTAGACGGCGTACGTGTTCCTAATTATGGATTAGGTTCTTTAATACCTTTTACAGGTTATGACGAAGGTTTACTTGTAAGAGCAGGCACAACTATACAAACAGCATTTGCTTTAGAAAAAGCCGTTAAAAGATTTGCAGATGAACCAACACCTAACGTAGTTCTTAAATCTAATTTGCCAATGCCAGCAGAAAGAGTTACAGCCCTTCTAAATTCTTGGAAAGAAGCACGCAACACACGTGGCACAGCTTTTGTAAACGACACAATCGACTTTCAAAGCATAGGTTTTAGCCCAGAACAATTAACGCTAAACGCAGCACGTCAGTACATGGCTTCCGAAATAGCAAGGGCTTGTAATATCCCAGAATATTACGTCGGTGGAAACGCAGCAGGCTCAATGACATACTCAAACGTCACAGCAGAACGCAGAAGCCTAATAGATTTATCTTTACGTCCTTTGATGACAGCAATTACACAAAGATTGTCAGACATTGACATAACACCACGCGGATCTATTGTTAAATACGATTTAGAAGAATTTTACTCACCAAGCGCACAAGAACGCGCAGATATTTACAGCAAACTTATTCCTTTAGGTGTAATGACAATAGAGGAAGCAAGAGAAAGGGAAGATTTGATAAATGGATAACTTTATTAAATTCTCAACCGACATTATCGCAGCTAATTCATCAAAACGTGAATTAACAGGCGTTATTGTTCCTTTTGGTCAAGTAGGACATACAAATATGGGCGACGTTGTTTTTAGCGCTGGCTCATTAAAGATTGGTGAAGGTATTAAACTTTTTACCGAACATGATATGACCAGACCAATAGGTAAATTATCAAGATATGAAGAAGACGACAAAGGAATTGTCGGAACATTCAAAATCGCAAGAACAAACGCAGGAGACGACGCATTAGCCGAAGCACAAGAAGGTTTAAGAACTGGATTTAGCGTAGGCGCAATGATTGACGACTACATTACTAAAGGTGAACAAGTAATCGTAAATGAAGCAACTTTGAAAGAAGTTTCACACGTCACATTCCCAGCATTTGGCGAATATGCACAAATAACTGATGTCGCAGCAAGCGAATCAGAACAACCACAAGAAAGTGAGCAAACTATCGTGTCAAACGAAGTAACTCCAGAAGTAGTAGAAGAAGTAGCTAAAGAAGTAGCTGCTCCTGCTGTAGAAGCTGCTGCAGAACGCAAAGTTATGCCAGCAATCTTCACAGCACCAAGAAGCCCAATCGTTTCAAAGGCTTCATACTTAGAACACTCAATCAGAGCTGCACTAGGTAACGAAGACAGCCGCCAATATGTTATGGCAGCTGACACAACTTCAAACAACGCTGGTTTAATTCCAACACCACAACTAGCTGAAGTTATCAACCCATTAAGCAACGCAGAACGTGGCGCAATTGACGCAATCTCAAGAGGTACTTTGCCAAACGCAGGTATGACTTTTGAAATTCCAAAAATTACAGCAGTTCCAACAGTTGCAGAAGCATCAGAAGGTGCAGCAATTTCAGAAACCGATATGACAAACTCATTCTTGTCAGTATCAGTAAAGAAATTCGCAGGACAACAAACTTTCTCAGTAGAATTACTAGATCGTTCTTCACCACTATTCTTTGACGAACTTGTTCGCCAAATGGAATTTGCATACGCAAAAGAAACTGACAAATACGTAGCAAACTTAATCATCTCAAGTGGTCAAATTGCACCAACTGCACAAGACAACACAGCTGCAGGATTACTTGGCTATGTTGCACAAGCAGCAAGCGAAGTTTACGCAGATTCACTTGGCTTTGCACGTAACTTAGTTGTTTCTCCAGAACAATGGGGTAACATCATGGGTTACAACGACGGTGGACGTCCTATCTACAATGCTTCACAACCAAGCAACGCAGGTGGATCAGTAACACCTACTTCTCTACGTGGAAACGTAGCAGGATTAGACCTATATGTATCTCGTTCATTATCAGCATTGACCTACACCACAGGTGACGGTTCTATGTTTGTAATCAACCCAGAGTCATACACATGGTACGAAAGCCCACGTGCACAACTACGTACAAACGTAATTAACACAGGACAAATTGATGTTGCCTACTACGGTTATGGCGCATTAGCTGTCAAGGTCGCAAACGGTTCTTGCCACTTTAACAAGAACTAGTCTCTAAACGTGTGGGTGGTTCGCCCCTGTGCCACCCACACCCCTAGAAAGGAAACAAAATGCCAGTATTAGTAACAGCTACTGAGTTAAGAGCTGTACTTGGTGTTCCTGTTGCCCTTTATTCAGATGCACAACTTGATTCAATAATTGAAACAGCAGAAGACGCTATTGGCGATTTTCTTGTACAACATAAAGTAGCAATTGAAGCACAACGCTCAGAAAGTGCTACTTTAACAACTTTATATGCAACACAACCCCACAAATTTTATGTAGGACAAACGGTTACAATTTCAGGTGTTACAGGTCATAACGGATCTAAAGTAGTAGCAGACATTGTAGATATTTATACTTTTAAGATTACAACTACAGGTGCAACAGTTCACGAAGATTTACGTTTTCAAATCCCTAACGGCACAGCTTCAGTAAATGGTCTTTCACAATATAACGGCGTAGACGCTGTTGAAGAAGCCGTACTGCAAATTGCTGTAGACGTATTCCAATCAAGACTAGCTGCAGGTGGCACACAACAAGCCCTTGATTACACACCAGCCCCATACAGAATGGGTCGCACACTTCTTTACAAAGTCACAGGTTTAATAAGTAAATATATTGACTCTAATAGTCAAGTAGGTTAATTATGGCTCTCAGTACGCTACGTGCAAGCCTTAAAAGCGCAATAACAGATAACACAAAGTATTCTGCTTATGATCACGTACCAGATATTATTATCCCGCCAGCAGCTCTTATTTTGGCTGGAGACCCATACCTAGAACCAATAGTTATAGGAAACAACAAAAATTGGTACGTAAGACTTACTCTTGAAGTGGTCAGCACTACGTATTCAAACCCAAGCGCATTAACAAACTTGGAAGATGATATAGAAACAATCTTGGCACTAATACCGACGAATTGGATTATACTGTCAGTATCAAGTCCGAGAATTAGACAGACTAATAGTACCGATCTATTATCTGCTGAAATACAACTACAAACAGCCTACACAGGCTAAGGAAGGCAATAAATGGCAACAACAATTTTAAGTGGTCGTAGTTTAACTTTAACTATTGCTACAGTCGCATACAGCGAACAAATTTTAGACTCTGCTATCAACTTTGATACCGAGCGTTTAACTTTTGACACTCTTGCAGGCAAAGCATACAAGTACATTGACTCAAACGTGACTCTTGATATTAACTTCTTAAACGACGCTGGTAAAACAAGTCCAGGAAGTTTGTACAAAGCATTATGGGACGCAACAGAAAGCGCACCAGATACAGCATTGGCTTTTGTGCTAACACTTACAACAGGTATAACTTTGACTGGTAACGTATTACCACAATATCCACCAATTACTGCTTCAGGTTCAGACGCACAAACTTGTTCAGTATCTCTACAAGTTGTAGGAATTCCAACAGAAGACCTAACAGCTTAACAACAACCAAAGAACAGGGGCACACAAATGCTTAAATTAAAAATACGTTGGGAATTAGAAACAGGTGAAGTTT